GCGAAGAAGGAAGACGCCGAGAAGGCCAAGGCTGAGATCGAAGAGGCCGGCGGCAAGGTCACCCTTAAGTGACTTTCCCCGTCTGAATCGTTCAGACTCTTCCACCCGACTGGGTGGGCAAACCCCGTCCCGCATCCGCGGGGCGGGGTTTGCGCATGCGTGGGCGCGTTGCTTGCGGCGCTGCGGGTGTTCCGGGTGCCGCGGGTGTTCCGGGCACCGCTGGTGTGCTGTTGGGCCGGGCTGCTGGTTGTTCCCGTGGGCAGGGCCTGCCCGCGAGCCGTCTGCGCCGCGAGCTTCGCTCGGCGCGTTGTCTCGAAGCCTAGCTGTGGCCGTCAATCAGCAACTTCGCACGTAATTCTTCTATGACTCATTCAAAGACCGAACTTACATCGTTGGAATTGCAACGTTTTTGAGATGTCTCGAAAAATGACCGCGATAAATTACGTGCGAGATTTGCCTGGAGGTGGCGTCGTTGCCGCCCGCGGGGCGCCGCACCCAGGCCTCGGCGCCGCCCACGGGTACTGCAGTCAGGCCTCGGCGCCGCCCTCCATACCGATGGTGATGGGGGTTTGGCAGCATGAGGAGCTGTCTGTCAGCGTGCAAGGCGGCGTGTCGCGGTCCTAATGGTGCGATTCCCCCCAATTGGCGGCGGTTAGCCCGCGACATGAGGCGGTGTAGGCATCAAACTGCAGACCGATCGAGTGGAAACGCCCAACATCGGCCTTTTGGCTGAATCAGGCTGCGTAAGTGGATAGGTTGTTGCTATCTGGATAGGTTGTGAGCATCCGGATAGCTTATTAACCTATCCGGATCGTCGGCTGCCAGGTCAGGGACATCTGCGTGCCCGATCGGCGGGCCCGCGTGCTCTGGCGTGTTTGCAACGCCGGAGTCGTCTGGTATTTGTGTGTAGCAGGCGCTGCGGTCTTTTGATGGCGGCTCTGCCTGCCCACGCAACGGCCTGCGGCCGTAGCGATCGGCTTCTGGTCCTCTGCCTTCGGGACAATGCTTGTTGCGGTGAGGCGTGCCCCCGATTGGGAAGATTCCACCTCTTCTGATCGGGTTGAATCTTCCCGATCTGGTTGAACGGAGCTGATCGGCTCAAACTATTTGGGATGAGGTACGAGTGTTGGGGAATGCGAGGAACAGGACGCTCGCAGGGGTGGCTTTTCTATGCCGGGGTGCGTTTTTCGTGGGGCAGTGACGTGGACACGGTGTGTCGCGTGGCTGCGATGCCGGCGTGTTTTTCACGTGACCGCGACACGGGAACTTTCTTCCGCTTGACCATGACGCGGCGTCAGGGGTCAGAATCAATGTCATGAGTAACGACACCACTGCCTACACGGTCGGAGAGGTCGCTGAGCGGTTCTCGCTGACGGTGCGAACGTTGCACCACTGGGAGGCGCAGGGTCTTCTCGCTCCCGCCGCGCGGAGCTGGTCGAACTACCGGCTCTATTCGCGCGAGGACTGCGTGCGTGTCCAGAGGATTGTCATCTACCGGGCGACGGGGATGAAGTTGATGGATATCAAGGCTCTCCTCGACTGTGGAGACTCTGAGATCGAACACCTCAAGAGGCAAAGAGAGAGCCTTCTTGCTCAGCGTCGCGAAACAGACGCAATGATCGAAGCACTGGACACACTGTTGGAGGATGCAATGAATGACAACGAGCTCACCCTGGAAGACGTCGGGAAGATCCTGGGAGACGCCGACTTTGCGGCTCACCAGAACGAGGCCGAAGAGCGCTACGGAGATACCGATGACTGGCGTGAATCGCGTAGGCGTACAGCCGCGTGGTGCGCTGTGGAATGGCGTCAGAACTCTGAGCGATTCCACGACATCGAACGCAGGATGATTGACGTGATCCGCGACGGCGTAGCTCCGGGTAGCGAGGAGGCAGACAGCCTCGTCGAGGAGCACAGAGAGGCCCTCAGTGAGTTCTTTCCGGTCACGCCCGCCAAGCACTTCATCATGTCTCGCGGCTACATCGACGACGAGCGATTCCGCGAGCACTACGATTCTCAGCAGGTTGGCTTCGCGCAGTGGCTTGCCGATGCGATCGAGTGCGTCGCGAGGCGGCAGGGGCTGGACATCCAGAATCCCACGTGGGAGTGAACGCCCCAGACGGGGAAGTCGGATGGCAGTGACGCGCAGCATACCTGGAGGCCCGTATCTGGCTTGCCAGTTCTGAATAGTCTCTGCTACCATTTTCTCTTGTCGCAATCCTGCGTAGCTCAACGGCAGAGCATCCGACTGTTAATCGGACGGTTGTTGGTTCGAATCCAACCGCAGGAGCTCTCCCCCCGGCCCATCAGGGTCGGGGGTTTCATTGTTTGCAGAGCCGGTCATGAGCCAGTCGCGATCGACGCCGGTCTCCATTGCCCAAAGAAGCACAACGGACTTGCGCGGCTGACTCTTGTTGAGCTCGCTGTTATTGACCGTGGCGCGCGAGAGTCCCACGCGCTCGGCGAACTGGACCTGGGTAAGGCCGGTCATTTCGCGTGCCTTGCGCAAGCGGTCCCCAATGGTCCACTGAGGAACAAAGCCTGTGCTGGCGAGGGTTTGGACTGAAGTGCTCATATGCCTAGTTTCGCATATCTGGGGTGCTCATGCAATGTTTCGCGCAAAGTTGAGGCGCGCCCTACATGCGCAAAATTCGCGACCTATGCACATGCCGACTTGTGCATATCTGAAAACCATGCAATGCTATGCACATGCCTACAAATCAGCTTGTGAATGTCTCTGAGGTTGCCGACATGCTCGGCATCTCCAAGAGGACTGTGCATCAGCGAATCGGCGCAGGTCGCATCGCTCCTATCCAGAAGATGCCCGGCCAGACCGGCCAGTACCTGTTCGACCGTTCCTACATCGAGCAGATCGCAGCCGACGAACGCGACGCCACCCAGCGACGCTCCGCGCTCGCGGCCGCGCCGTCCGCTCCCGAGGATTACGCGATCCAGGACGAGCGCACGGGCACGGTCATCCTCCACGCCTTCCACGGCTCCATTGACGGCGGGGACGCAGCGTGATGCGCAGTGGCGCGGTGGAGCTGGGGGGTGAGTCCTCGTGACCCCGGGGTGGGTAACCCCGAAGGGGGCGGCGGACTACTTGCAGGTGTCTGAGTCCACGTTGTACGCGCTGCGCCGGGCCGGGGAAGGTCCCCGTTATGCGAAGCGCGGGCAGTTGGTCCGGTACTCGATCGCAGATTTGGACGCATGGATGCGTCAGAACATGGAGAACCCTAATGAGAACGAATGAAAGCTTGGTGGGCGGGCGCCCGTGTGCCGGGGCACCCGCCCACCGGGAGAACACGGTTAGCGGATCACTTGCCAGATTCCTTGACGGTCGTGTTCGGGTGGCCCTTACCGTAAGTAGCCGTGACGTAACGTCCGGTCACGGCGCTTCGGTAAGTGCCCTTGGAGGACTTGCCGCCTCCGCTCTTTCCGCCTTTCGCCATGCCTGTCACCTCCTTTCATGCGAACTCAAACGCCCTCAAACGGGCGTTGCACGCATGGTACGGACCCGCATGCACATTTGCGTCCACCCCGCTGTGGAGGAGGCCGTGGCCGGAGGTGGCGCAGCATGATCTTCGGTGAAGCAGAGGGCTGCACAACTACTCGTATCGAGGCGTTGAACACTGACGAGCCGCTCATCCGTAAGGATGTGCAGCCCTGCAAGGTCCTGCGCGTCGACAGCGATCACGAAGCATACGCGGAGAGCAAGCTCCTCGAAGCGGCTGCGGCGCTGCAGCAGACGGCGCTCATCCTTGGATCGCCGCATATTCGTTGCTGGTTCGACGAAGCGCTTCTTGCTCGCACGCAGAGCGACCTCCTGCGGATTCAGGATGCGGTCCTGGCGAAGCTGCAGCGCCTGAATACGCGCGCACTCGAAGCCCTACAGGCGTCGGAGGAACACGGCGAAGGGGGTGCAGCGTGATGCACGATGAAGCATCGGCCCGCAAGGCTGCCGAGGATGCCCGTCAGGCTGTCATCGAGGCGTGCGCGGACCTGCGTGAAGCGGAGATGTTCCTCGATTCCTTCGAGCGCAGTGAACGCTCTGCGGTGGGCGGCGCGGCTGCCCGCGTGGCCTCGTCGGCCGACATCGCGAACACCCATGCGTCGAACATTCGCGAGTCTGTGGTGGGCGGCGCGGCTGCGGAGTATCTCGCACGAGATGGGCAGCAGGCGTGCGGGTCACGACTCCCGTCGCTCTCCGAAATAATCGTGGATCGGCACACGACTAAGTTCCACGCCGGACATGAGGGCGGCGAGCACTTCAACAGCCTCCCAGAGCGCATCGAGTTCCGCTCGCACGGCGAGCTGCCGGTAAGTATCACTTTCTCTGCCGCCCAGGGAGATTTCAAGCGTGTGCTGTTGGCTCTGCAGTCGCTGCTTGATGTTGTCGAGAGTGGCAGCAAGGGTGGGGCCAGCGGACATGGTTGTCATTCTTCCTCCTCGGTGAGGTGTGGTGGCTGCACTGCTTCGTGCGGCCTGGCGGGTGTTACCCACCTTACCGGGGAGGGGGCCATCCGTGGTGCGGATGGTTTGTCTTCCTCAGCGTCTTCCTCCGCTTACTCCTGCGGTGCTGAGGGAGACCGTGGCCTGCCGGGGGCCAGTGCTCATACCCCGGCAGGCCACACCGTTCAGGTGTCGAAGTACAAGATTTTCGCGCGTCCCGAGGGTGGGGTGCGGCGAGGTTAGCTCCGTGGGGCCGGGTTTGAGTGTTGGTGGGTTGCGAGTCTCCGCCCGGCCCCACGGTCCCCAGTTGAAAAGAAAAGCGCCCCGGCCGATTGGGGTCGGCCGGGGCAGTCCAAGAAAGGACTATCAGTCATGAATCAGGTTAACACGACCGAGACAGTGGCGTTGAGTGCGCCGGTGTTAGAAGCGCTACGGCGCCTCGATGCGGTGATGAAGTTGCGCAAGCGTCAGACGGCCGCGCAAAAGCGGATTGCGTTGGCGCGCTCGCGTGCGCGTGAGGCACAGGGAGGAAAGCGGTGAACGTGATGAATGTTGCGAGGCTGTTTGTAGCGCTGGCCTTGCTGGTGCTGGCGTGGTGGCTCGGGTCCCTGATTGACGGGTGGGTGGCGGCTGCGGCCGCGATCCTGCCCCCGACGGCGCTCGCCGAGCGCCTGGTCTACGTCGCGTGGAAGGAGCGTCGGGCATGAGGTCCGTCGAGATGATCGTTGAGTTCCCTATCGAGGACGCGAACCTGCCGATGCCGCACCTGCTGGGGCTGGCTAACGCGGCGTTCGTTGATGAGGTCGAGCGTCAGGGGCTGCTGCTGATGTCGCCGCCGAGCCCGTCCGTGATGCACGCGCGCCGGATTGTCGAGGTGCGCGCGGCCGTCGTGGAGAAGCCGGACTGGGCGCCGCCGACGCCGTCGGCACCAACATTCGAGTGCCCGAACTGCGGCACGACGATTTTTGCCGCAGGAGACACCGAGCAGGAAGAGGCAGACAAGTGACCGAAACGATGATGGGCGTCCTCGTCCTGGCGCTGCTGGCGCTGGTGACGGCGGGGCTGTGGCAGGACTGGCGCAGGAACACACGTGAGTTCCGCGAGATGCGTCGCGGCCTTCTACAGATGCAGGAAGACCGTCAGAGGGGTGAGACAAATGACTGAGGCTATCGCGATTGCCGCTGATGATGTGCAGGCCCGCACCGTCGCGGAAACGATGCTCGGACTTGTCGCTGATGATGGTCACGTCGAGGTCGCGCAGGCTGAGCTGGCTCGCCTGACTGGCCTGTCCGCGCGGACCTTGCGTCGTGCCCTTGACCGCCTGCGTGAGGCTCACTGGATTAGCGTCGTGCGTGAGGCGACTCCGAACGCGCCCGCGCGTTACGACCTGACGGACCTGGCGGACGTGGCGCAGGCGGTCGGCTTGAAGCCGCGCCGCGAAGAAACCACGGCCGTGTCATCGACGGGCACTGGCGTGCTGTCGGCTGAGGTCGCGGCGGACCCGATTGGGGCCGTCCAGCCTGGCCAGCGGTGGCTGATTGACCCGACGCTCCTGCAGGGAGGCTCGAACATCCGCGCCGACTTGCGTGTCAGCCCCGAGTTCGTGGAGACGATCGCCGGCCTCGGGGTCCTCAAGGACATCGACGTGTATCCGACCCTGACGGGCTTGGTGGTCCTCGACGGCCATCGCCGCCACCGCGCAGCCATCGAGGCGGGCTTGGAGACGGTTCCGGTCCGGATCGTCGACGTGGCGGGCGAGCTCGACCGCATCGGCTTGCAGCTCACGGAAAATGACGAGCACGCGCACACGTCGCCTCTTGACCGTGCGCGGGCCATTAACCAGCTGGTCCTGATGGGGCTCCCGGCCTCCGAGCTGCGCAAGCGCGGCGTGAAGGCCAGCGAGGCCACGTTGGCCCGCCGCGTCGCTAACGCTTCGCAGGAGGTCGCGGACCTGGGGGAGGCGGCGAATCTCGGCCTCGATGATCTCGCGAAGATCGCTGAGGCTGAGGCTGACCTCCCCGAGGACATCGCGGGCATGGTCGTCGAGGAGATTCGCGAGGCCCCCGGCAAGATCGATCACTTCCTCGAGCGCGCCCGCGACGAGGCACGCCGACGCGCACTCTACGAGGACGAGGTCCTCGACCTGCGTCAGCAGGGCATCACCGTCATTCGTCGCGAGGACTTTGACGAGGGTTTCCCGAAGACCAACCAGTACCTGTGGAACCTGGTCGACGAATACGACAACAGCGTTGAGCCGCACGACAACTGCCCCGGCAACGCGGCGTATGTCTCGGTGATCGGCTCAGGCGACTACATGCGCGCGCAGACGTGCTTCGTGTGCATGGACTACGCGTCGCACGGGCACTTCACCCGTGAGGACAGGGCGCGGACCACGCAGGAAGTCGATCGCGCAGCGACCATCGAGGCGAACCGTCAGGCAGCTCAGGAAGGCGAAGTGCGCCGCGCCTGGATTAAGGATGTGCTCTTCAAGCGCCCTCTGCCGAAGGACACGGCGCTCCTGGAAATGCCCGTCATCTACAACCAAGCCCAGGTGTCCGACGCATCGCAGGCGAAGGGCCGCGCGCTGGTCGACTTCGATGCCATGGGCTTCGGGCTCACGATGTCAGCCGCGCAGGCGGCTAAGGCGCGCCTCGCGTGGTGTATCGGTGTCCTCGAGGGTGGCATGGGCCGTGATTACTGGCGCAGCCGCAACGGTGAGCGCTTTGACAGCCTCGTTCAGCTGTACCTGCGGACCTTGGAGCACTGGGGATACCCCCTCGGTGAGGGCGAGGAGGCATTCTGCGAGAAGGTCGAGGCTACCCCCGCAGTCATCACCTGGGGGCCGCGCGCTGGGGAGGCGTACTGATGAGCGCCGACGGTACCGCGTTCAGTGCTCTCGAAGACGCTGTGTCTGCGTTGGTTGCGGAAAAGCACGGTCCTGGCTGTGTACTGGGGGCTTTTATCGTCGTTGCGGAGAGCATCGCCCCGGAGGATGGCCAGGACAGGAGCGCGTGGCTGTGCGAAGGATCGGGGTCGCCGCTGGCGCGTCGCGGACTCGTTGAGTGCGCGCGCGACATGTACTCACGATCGGTGAGGAGGCTCTCCGATGACTAACGAAGCATCAACGATGGTGGTCGTGGCTCGGGCGGCCTTGGAGGGGGCGCTTCGTGCAGCCTTGCCGCATGTGGCCAGGAAGATTCCCAAGGATGCCCCGGACAACGGCGCGGGCCTGATGCGCCTGGCCGTCGTCCAGGATTGCGTGATGGTGCTTGCGGTCGCGATTGATCGCAAGCGCGCGATCGCGGTGCGATTCAACGTCCTTGATGGAGATAGCTACAGCGATGGCGTGAAATCAATGTGGCTGCGTCGCTCTGCGGTTGAGTCGTTGGCTACGTTCCTCGCGGGGGTTCCCGTCGAGCGGGTGAGCCTTCTCCTCGATGAGAGGGAGGGCATCACTGTCCAGGAGACGGGTGTCTTGTATGGGCCTCAGATGGCGCGTGTCGCCCCGGCTGCGGAGCCGATGGATGAGGACCGCGTCGACGCAGCGCGCCTGCTGCTGGATGGAGCGCAAGCCGTGCTCTATCAGGATGCGGCCGTGGAGATGGACCCTGCGGTCGTCCGCACGTTCGCGGCGTCGGCTGCGGCCTGGCAGATTCCTCTGCGGGTCCGCGTCGGGGATGGCTACGGGCGGTCCTCGTTCATCTGGGGCACTGATGCGTGCCTTGGCTGGTCCGCTGGCTCAGTGCTGCTTCAGGGGCCAGTGACGGGAGAGCTCCTATACGACGGGCCGTCAATCCCATACCTGGAGAATGCACTGCTTCCACCTGTGCCCGTGGGGAGCGTTAGTGAACCAGCGGGGCTGCGCGTCTACGAGGGAGGGGAAGGACTGTGACTAAAGAGCTCCTCACCGAAAACGAGCGCGCGAATCACGTCCGTGCCCTTGAACGGGAACTGTCCCGGGTTCAGGCGCATGCGATCAAAACGGCGTCCGAGCTGATCGATGCTGGCGCTGACATTGCCGAGAAGTATGCGCAGACGCCCGAGGAGCGTATGAGCATCCGCAGGACCATCGGGGCTGTCGTTGACGAGCTCATCGACGGACTTTACCCGAAGGCAGGAGAAGAACGCGATGAATGACGCTGCCATTGCCCCGCTGTGGGAGATCGGCCCCTTCGATCTGCCCCAGGCGGACATGCTCTCGCTCAACGGCCGAGCCGACCGCCGCACTCTGTCCCCGCGGATTCGGACCCTGCGCATGCAAGCCCGGGTCATGGCCCGCGCGGCACACTGCCCGACCTTCATGCGAGCACGACTTGTCGCGTGGGTTCGGTTCCCGGACGGCCGCCGCCGTGACCTCCACAACTACATGCCCACCCTCAAGGCCCTCGTGGACGGCCTCGTGGACGCCGGTCTGCTCCCGGACGACGACGCGCGGCACCTGCAGGGGCCGGACATGCGCCTCGACCCTCGCCACACTCACAAGCGCATGGGCATCCCCATGTGCTCCATCCGATTCACAGTCATGCCCTACGAAGAAAACGAGGAAGACCAATGAGCGGCGAAACACTCGTCACCCTCGTCGGTAACCTGACCGCCGACCCCACACTCCGCTGGACACAGTCCGGCTCCGCCGTCGCTGACTTCACGGTGGCCTCAACCCCGCGAACCTACGACCGCAACGCCGGCGAATGGCGCGACGGAGACCCCCTCTTCATGCGCTGCTCCGTGTGGCGCGATGTCGCCGAGAACGTCGCAGAGTCGCTCCGCAAGGGGATGCGCGTTATCGTCTTCGGCCGCCTCACGCAACGCTCCTACGAAACGCAGCAGGGCGAGCGTCGCACAATCGTCGAGATGCAGGTCGACGAGGTCGGCCCATCCCTACGCCGTGCCCGCGCGCAGGTCACCAGGCACCCCGCAGCCGACGGCGGGGCAGGATCCCCGCCCCCGCCTCCACCTGCGTCCCCCCAGCCCGTGCAACAGGCCCCGCAGGCCCCGCAGGAATCCCCACAGCAGCCCGCGCCCCGCCAGATCGTCCAAGAGGACCCCTGGGCACGCCAAACCCAGCAGCCTCCCGTCTGGGAACCCCCGTTCTGATGCCCACCGCCCACGAGCGCGCAGGCTGGGGCATAGACCCCGCCGAACCCGACGAGAACCCCCGGCGTTGCCCCAAATGCGCCACGCCGATACTCCCGGGCCGCGCGCTGTGCCACCCCTGTTACGTCCGGGCCGAGCAACAACGCCGCGCCTTCACGGAGCGAGCTTGGATGACCAGGAACTACCCCGACTACAGGCCCCGCAGCCTGTTCCCCGAAGACTACGACCAAGAGGAGGTGACCAGATGACCTGCAACGACTGGACGCCCCGCGTGTGCGACTCATGCGGCGGCGCAATCAACCCCGTCACCGGCGAATGCCGGTGCTCAGACTAGAAAGCGACACACATGTTCTTCCAACTTGGAGACGAGCTCCGGGGCAACCCGAAGATTCAACGCCTCGCACGACGCGCCATGACCGGGGACCTCAGCGGCCTCGCCGCACTCGGCATGTGGGCGCTCGCGGGGACGGCCTGCCAGCAGGCGCTGACCGATGGAGTGATTGCGGTCGAGACGCTCGTCTCGGACACGCTCAATCTTGAAGTGGCGACTCAGCTGGCGGGGATGCTCGTCGAAGAGGGCCTGTGGCATGCGCCGGGACACTCGTGCGAACGCTGCGTGCAGCCGCCGCAGGGGTCGTTCATCTTCCATGACTGGTTTGATCTTCGCTACGACCGTGGCGAGGATGTGCGAGTCACGAGGGGAAAGCGTGCGGAGCTGAAAAACAGGAAGATCACAGATGCTGTGTGGCTGCGCGATCGCGTCGGCGGTGTCGAGCGCGGCGGCAACATGGTTGCCCCGTGTCGTTACTGCGGGACGAAGGTGCAGCGCAAGGACCGCAGCACGTGGCAGTACGACCACGTTGAGCCGACCAAGTACATTGGCGCGGCCAACATCGTGATCGCATGCACGGACTGCAACAAGCAGAAGCAGCAGCGCACGCCTGCCGAGGCGGGCATGGTGCTTCATCGCCCTGGGTGGATGCCCGGGCAGGCGGACTGGTCAGCGCCTCCGAAGAGCGCTGAGCGGAACACGGTCGAGGACACGCCGCGTCGCGGCGGAGCTGTCATGGTCGAAGCCGGGAGGGACGCGAATCCCGTCGAGGGGACGCCCTCGGGTCAGGTCGAATCCTCCCTCCCTTGGAATCCCAGCAGCCCCGCCGCCGGCACGGACGTTGATCTCCCGGACGCTCACGCGCTCGACTGGAGGCAGGCAGCAGGCGAGGGAGGCGAGGATCCCGTCGAGGCTAACGCCTCGGGTCAGGTCGAACCCGCCCCCAGCTTGCGCCGCGCAAACCCTCTCCGGCCTGCGACGGCACCTGCGGCAGCCGCAGCGGCGGCCGCGGCGGCAACAAAACCCGCCCCAGCCGCCGGCGCACCGGCGGGGA